GTTTTACAGGGATTTTAGGTGTATCAGGTTTTAATTGGTGTTCAGGTGGTGATGGGGGTAATGCAGGTATTTCTTTAACTGTGTTTTGGTTTTCATCAAAAGTCACTTGTCTTTCTAATTTAGATTCAGCATGTGATACTTCTTTTATAGCGTCTACAATTGATCTTAATGCTTCGCCTACGTTTTCAATAGTATCATTGTTATGTTCTGCAGTTCCAGTAGGTCCAGTTTTTTCAGTTAATTCAGTTTGCATTTCGGACATTTAGATTATATATATATATAATCTAGATATTTTTATTTTTTATTTGATTTTATTTTTTTAGTTAATTTTTTGAAAAATGATTTCATAGTTACACCATTAGATGATGATCTAGAACCACTATCAGATGATGTATCATATGTCATAATTGATAATTGACCATTACCAACATTTTTTAAATCAATTGGATTATCTTCCAAATATTCCTTACCTTTTTCACTTGCATAAAAAACTTTATTAGAACTTTTAATATCTAATTTAAAATCATTTAAAAGATTGGCATATTCATCATAATCTAAATATGAACTAGTATCAACAGTATTATCAACAAACATTCTGATAGGTATATTATAAGTTTTATTTTTTCCTTGATTACTATCATTGTATGGTGATTCAGGTAAATTAGGATTATTTGCTATTATTTGTCTGATTTTGTCTGTTTTTATTACATATAATGTGTATTTTACATTATTTTGATCTTCTAAATTTTTACTAAAATCATAGAACATATTTTCCATATCTAATTTAGTCTTATCAATATAAATAGGCCATCCTTTTTCATTAACACCATTCTTTACTTTATTACCATCACCATATTTAAAAATATAATAATAATCGGATTCAGTTAATTCTAATCCTGATGGTTTTCCTTTTTGCATAACTTCAATTGCAAAGTAATCATCATTCTTATCATAAATAGTTTGACCTTTTACTTCTATTTTTCTTTCTTTACCATTATTTAAAAATAATTTTAAATCATATTCAGGATGATATCCTTCTGACCATTTAAAACCATATTTTAAAGTTTTATTATTCAAATGCCATATAAATACTTCATTTTCCCATCTTTGTGCTACTGCATTAGTTTTTAAAAATGCTATTCTATTTGCCATATAATATATTTAGATTATATTTTCTTTTTGATTTTTCATTAATATATGTCTTTTAGTAGTTTGATGTTTTACAACGTTATATTTTGTATACTTACCTTGACATATATCACAAATGATAGGTTTATTGACTTCTTTTTGTTTTTGATAATATTTAGTGTTGTATTCTTTATCATATTTCTTACGATCTGATGTTACATTCCATAATTTTTTATTAACTATACTATCAATTACAGTAGGATTAATACTAAATATTTCAAGATACGCCTTTACAGTTTCATTATTAATATTACCGTTTTCAATAGCACTTATTATCTTATTATCGTTTTGTTCATTGATATCTGATTCAGAATGATAGTCTTCTACTTCTGTCATTTTTATATATATAATATATATATAAAAATATTTCTTTAAATTAAAAAACTAAAGATTTTTTTATTGAAAGTTGAATTTACGCTTTTTGTCAAAATACTTAATAGTATTTCCCGAAAAAGCGTAAAATCAACTATTCCATTTATTCATCGACAAACATATTTTCAGTCATCTTATACTTGTTACCTAATTCATATAAATGTCTAATGTCGTCACCAACAACAGTGTTGTGTTCATCATTACGATTACTGAATCCTATGATCTTGTTATTGATTAGTTTCAATATCATAGTATTTTCATTTTTGTGTTTGAATTCATTGTAAGTTGTTTTGATATATGCTTTGGTTTCATCAGATACAATGATATTTTTAAGATCAATATCAACTATACCACAATTATTGTCCTTTTCAATCATTTGTATGAAAGGATCATATAAGTTTTTGAATTGTTCAGTAAGTCTATTGTCCCAAATAAAACGACGTTCATCATTACTGAATTTTTTGAATCTTCTATCAAAATAATATCTACTGACTTGAAACTTTTCTTCCATCGTGGCATCTGATACCCATATTTTATTGACTTCAATATTTTGGCATTCAGATTCAGTAAGTTGATCAATAGTATTGTAGGTCATAATTACCTTGACAACATTCTTCTTACCAGTTTGCATATCCAGTTCAGTTTTGATTTTGAATTCTTTAGTCGGTTTAATTCCCTTTCTGATAAATCCTGATAAGTCGGCAAGTTTGAAGAAAGATGATGTAAAATCAGATAACTTTTCAGTAACAACATCATCAATTAAGGTATTGTAAAATGAATCACTTTTAGACTTGTATAAATCATTGTATTCATAAATATACTTACTTTCCTTGTCAAAGAAAAACATTTCAATATCAGATGATATAGGACTTCTGATACGAAGCGATACTTGAACTAAATCACGTGCTAGATTGCACATACCTGAAGTTAATAAATAGACTTTGTCAAAATCAGAACCTTCATAATTTACACCTACTGTAATTGATGATGTAGTTAAGATTACATCTGCATTGGTCCAAGTATTCTTTACATCATATAAAGTCTTTTTGATTTTGTCAGATGCTACAGACATATAAGTAATGATATTGGGTTTGGTATTGCATCTTTTGTATAATTCAGATTCTAATGACTTGATACCCATATGACTGTTAGAATCATTTAAGAAAGGATAGAATATGAATATCTTCTTCTTGTTGTCAATATCAGTGACCATTTTGTTTACAATAGTATCAAAGTCATCATTTTCAATAAGGGTTCTTTTGGGCTTTGCATAGTCACATGAATATGTAATAATATCATCAATACCTAATACTTTTAAGAAGTTAGTAGTCTTTGTGGTTGTAAATGCATCTAATAAGACAATCTTCTTACAATGACTAAATAATGCTTTGAAGTTGTGAAAGTTTGCTTCAAGATTCTTGTGGGTCTTACTGTCCCAGCAGTTTAATAAACTTTCAATTTCATCAATGACTAATACATCAAACTTGTTAGTATTTTTTAAGTAATGTAATGATTCGCATGAAATAAGTAAAGATCTTGCTTTGTTGATATTAGTTTCTTTTTTCTTGCTGTCACCATCATCAAGATAGTTGTATACATCTAATTTATCTTTGACAAAACGATCATTGGTATTCATTGCCAATGCTTGTCTGACTGATAACCATACAAATGATTTCTTGGTATCTTTAAGAAATTTGACAGTTGCACCAGTCTTACCACCACCCATACCGACATTGAATATAGCAACTTTATGGGGTGTTTCGAAGTGTTGTGACTGAATGTCTGCTGTTTCAAATGTTGGGCAACGACGGACAGGGATCTTTACACTAGATAAGTCAAATGAATTTACAAAAGATTTGGTTTTGTAGTCATCCATTACGTGAAAGTTAGGATAATATAATGCAATTCTGTTCTTGATCCATGATAAATTGAATTTATGTGTTGAATCTTCTTTAAAATATTTCCATCTTGATTCATATTTCTTCTTGCGGTCATAACTGTCATTCTTTTGTTTGCACCATGACCAGAATTCATCAAAAGATATATTATTGTAAAATGCAAAGTTGGCAAATTTAGCACATTCACTATTATCTTCGGAACACGGTATCAATTGTAATAATTTTAAGGCATTATCATGATCGGTAGCAGTGAAATTAATAATTCTTTGTTCAATATCTTTTTTGATTTCTTCTGTAGCAATAGGCATAGATGAAACATTGATTTTGTTGTCATCATAATCAATTTGGAATTCAAATGGTTTAGCATTTTCTGTCATGAAACAAGTAATAAAATGATCTTCTACATTGTCATTTTCAATTATCTTTTGAACATTGCCATTAGGTTTAGATTGATTGATTGCTTTCATTTCACGTTTACTAGTATATACGGCATCATCAAAGAATTCATTTTCTTTTTGAATCTTTCTGATAAGTTTCTTCATATTGATTAAGTCATTATAGTCTTTGATTAATAAGTCAGGTAATACGATGTGATAACTATTCTTGTTAGTTGATTCGTAACCACTGATTGCCATTCTAGGACTATTGAAGTATTTGTTGATGATTGGTTTTACAATGTCAAGATTACATAGTTCAGGTTTCTTGCCATCGATATCAAAGAACACTTTACAAGGGTATGATATGATAGTTTCATACATACTATTGTTAGATTCTACTAATTTCTTTAATTTTTCAGGGTTAACTACAGCACGACCACGACCTTTAATAGGATGCATGTGCGTTAGTAGTATGTCATTATTGGTTACAGTAGGTATTAATTGATCAAGAACACCTTTGCCAAAGCGAAATGATATATCCATTACTTTACAAGACATTTTATTTATTCTATATAATATATATATATTTTATTTCTTTAAATTAAAAAAATAAAGAAATAAATTCTTAAAACTAAAGATTTTTTTGGAAAAGTTGAATTTACGCTTTTTGTCAAAATACTAATAAGTATATTCCGAAAAAGCGTAAAATCAACTATTCATAGTAAAACCGTCTGACTTGATTTATAATACTTCCAGGTTGTGCACTGAATTGATGACCCAGTTCTAATGCATGTCTTTTAATATCAGAAGTCTTATTATATTCATCAGATGTTAGGGCTTTGATGGCCTTTTCAGGTAAATATCTTTCACCTGTCACCAAAGATGGTAGTCCTGATTTAGTCATCCAATTTTGTTTAGTCCACTTCACTAATGAATTATCTTTAGACTTCTTACCAATAAATCCACCGTCTTGATCTACATACGTCTTGACCAGGATTTGGGCCTTACGGGCGGACCATTGACCCGCTTTACCACCTTTATCACCTTTCATGATCTTATCTTTTAACTTATTCCATAATGCAGGATTATTATGATTAGACATCTATATAATGTATAATTATAATTTATTTTTTTCCCGTAGTTTCTTCATTTCAAATCGTTTTCTATAATATTGTAATAATGCTAAATCAGCATTATGCATAAATTCCTGTTCCGCTATTGAATGATTAACAAAAAAATAATCATAAAATGCCCAAAAAGGATTCCACATATATATTCATTCTACATTTTTATTTTTATTCATTTCATAATCTAATAATACATCGGCGACTTTATTTAATATTTCTTGTGGCACATTACAAGTTTTAATTGATTTATCACTGAATAACATCTGAATCTGAATTTGAATCAGTTCAATAACTTCTTGATTAACAGTTTCTGTTTTTGTTTTATTTTCGTTTTCGTTTTCCATAATCTAGATTATATATTTTTTTCTAATCTTTTTAATCTTTCCTTTTCCCTACGCTTCTTATTTAATTCATCTTTATTTTGTTCATAGTATGCACGATTATAAAGGTATTTGGTTGCTTTTAATGCTTTTGATTTATTTTCTTCCCTAAGTTTTCGCAGTTCTTTTAATCTTTCTTTATTTTCATGATACCACTTCTTACCTGAAGATAAATAATGTTCCCTATTTTGTTCATAATTTTTCTTACGTCTTTCATTCCTGTCTAGTTTTTCTTTTTGTATTTTTACTTTTTCAACTTTAGGTTCTTTTGGTTTCTTTTCTAATTTTTCAATTAATTTTTCTTTTTTCTTTTCCACCTTTTCTTTCAATGCAACATTTTTATTTTTTAATTTTTCCCATAGGAATGGATCATATTCATAATGGCGGATATCGTCGCTGAAATTCATTTTATTATATATAGATTTTTTTCTTTAAATTATTAATCTAAATATTTTTTATTAATATTCATTCGGAATATTGGGCGAATTTAGATTATTTTTGAAATAATCTAATGATTTTAGATATATCTTGGAATAATAAATTTATTATTCCAAGATATATATAGATAAATCTAGATTATTCTAGATTATTCGGGGAATTAATCAAAATCGCCCTATAAATAATCATTTATGATTATTTATAATAGATTAATTAAAAGTTTTGTATACGTTACCCAAGAAATCGTCTAAATATTTTATTGACGTTTCTAGGTAATCTAGTTTACTTTCGTGTAGTCCTAATGTATATATAGTTACTTTAGTTTTTTTAATACCACATATGATAATAGTTTCTATTTTATATTTAGTATCGGGTATTTTCTTAAACATCGCTGATACACTACTTACAATAAAATGCTGTTTTATTTGGTCATCGAAGTGTGGTAGTAAATAAAATGAATCATTTTCATATTCTAATGGAATTTTATCATTTGTGCCGACTTCTATATTCATATAATTAAAAAGTAAATTAATTATATGAATATACTTAATATAAATTGTTTGCTTTTACGTGTTTAGATGCTTCTATCATGGAACAGCCCATCTTATTCATTACTTCCCTTACTATTTCACATCTGCTTTTACCGTGTGCTTTACCACGACCATGGGCTGATCCTTTACCAAACATACCCCTGATACCTTTCCATGCTTTAGAACCTAAGTTACTTACTTTTTCAAATGCATTACCTACTTTTTCAGCAGTTTCAATACCTTTTACTAAATTATCAATGGTATATATACTTTCACCTTTTTTCTTTTTATCAGATCCAGATGATAAAGGTGATTTATTAGTGCCAGAAATTTTACCGTTACCTAATTGTCTTAATGCTTTATTTTTATTACCGTGTTCTTGTGCTAGTAATCTATTATATGCTTGACCTTTATTACCATGTCTTCTACCACCGAAGGTAGTCAATTCTGGTTTAGGTTTACGTCTTGCATGATGTGGTTTAGATGGATCAAATACAGGTTCACGAAGTTTATAATCAGGTATAGCAGGTTTAGCAGGTTGACGCATTAAATCACCAATTTTACGACCACCTTTATGGGATAATGTTCCATCTTGTGGTTTACCAAGATCAGGCATTCTTTCATTAGGATCAAAACGTCTTCCACCATTTTGATATGCTTGATACATATCTAAACATCCATGTTTAGATGTAGCATCACCACGCATACCAGCACCTAATGCTAATTCTACACGAACAGCGGGTTGAAGGCCTAAATTAGCACCACCTACTACACGATCATATGCACCGTGTGCTGATCCTGCACCGTGTGCTGATCCACTTCCACATGTGCAAACTTCATGACCTTTAGGGCATTCTTTACCTTTTTTATAAAGCCCTACGCCACTTCCAACCATAACGGGTTCATATCCATTTACATACTTACCCGCAGGTGTAGGCATTACAGTCTGATAAGTTGCTTCTTCATGTGCTACTTTATCCCGTAAAATTTGGTTATATTGATTTGTCACACTTCTATTATACGGTGTGTCTATTGGCATAATATTATATAATATTCAATTATATAATATTTTGAAAAACTAAATTAAATTACATAAGTCTTGATTCCATTCCCATATTTTGATGTTTATTTAAAGGATCTTTTTTTCTTGGTTGGCATAATTTAGGTAATGCACGACCAGAATCACCGTGACCATGTCCTACAATTCTTTTAATTTCCATTTGTCCATATGGTTCTTGTAATGCAGAATCTAATACATCAGATTTGGTTAAAATTCCAGAATAACATGATGTTTGACCCTTTTCGGTTACCATTAATCCAGAATTTACAGGAATTACTACGATTTCAGGTGCTGGTCCAGGACCGAATGCAGGACCAGGATTGGTGTTACCAATGGCGTAAGGTGTGCCATATTGATAGTTTTCTACGGTTACGTTAAATTGAAGTTGGAATGAACCTAAAGATCCAGGGGCATAAAATGGTTCTTGAAGTTCAAGGTGTTTGGCCATATCTAAAATTAAGTATGATCCAATAGTGCATACTTGGGTAGATTGGGGGGCTGCTTGTCCTTGGACAGATGTTATTTCTTCTAATGGTAATCCTGCACCAGATGCACGTTTAATAGGTAATGTTAAAAATGTATTACTTACAAGACCATTTAATCTGTCACTTACTACGTTAGCACGACCAATAAATGATAAATAATCTTGGTTAGATCCTGCTTCTTTTGACATATGGAAAAGTTGTTCTTGACTGGCATTTGCAAGGATTCCAGCATGATTATTCCATTGAATTGTGATATTAGTAATAGGTAAAGCCCAATCATTCCAATATGGTGTATTTCTATATTCAGTATCAGGTCTTACAAAAATAATAAGTTTATCAGGGACTTGATTTAATGTGTATGTTTGACTGGAAAGGACAGCACGGGTAGGTGTGATTTGACCTTGAACACCAGAAGCAACATTTACAGGGACGAAGGTTTGTCCACCAGTATTACCTGATAATCTAGCATTACCAATATAACCTAAACCATTAGTGATGAAACGGGGATATTCAAGAAGGGGGATAACGTTACGTAAAGGTTTTACATCTGTTCCGTGTGGGGTGATATATTTAAGTTGTAATTCAGCATTACGAACATTTTGGAATAATCTATTCATACGGTTAAATGTTCCAAAACTACTACTTTGAAGTTGTCCACGTGTAGGAACTGTTCCAGGTCCAGGATTGGCTGCTACTGGTTCAATTGGTCCATTTTCACTAAATCCAGAAGTCCATGATAATTTAATGGCAGGGAATAAACTACCGTAATTTGCTACAATGGAAAAGTTTTGAAGGCCATATATACCAGCACAATTAGATTGTGTTTTATTCCAGATGAAAGGGGGTGCTATTAAAGGTTCAGTAGATACTACACGAAGTAAAAAGTTTCTTGTTCCTGCTTGTGAATAGGTATTGCCACCCCCTAATACGTTAATTGATCCATCGGGATTATAAGGGACAATTGTAGGGCCATCAATTAAAGCAAATAATTGATTGTTAAAAGAACCATTACCAATAGATTTATTACCTTGAACCATATCATAAGATGATACATTGCTACTTATACCTTCAGTTACTTCATCGGCAACCATTGCTATTCTATCAACAGAACTAGCACACATATTATTTTTTTCCCAATCTAAAACATCGGAACATCTTAATAAGGCGGGTAATACATCGGCTGTATTTATGGTGTTGATATTATTATTTAATTGGACTTGGACTGTGCTAAAGGTTCTTTGGGTAGGGAAAGAAGCAACTGAAATATTGTATCCATAAATTAGTGGACATTGCCACCCTATGACTGTATCTTGTGGAACAGATGGTGTATATGTTGCATATATAGGTTGACCAGGGACAGGGGTTGTTAACTGAAAGATATAATCAGTTTCAGTTCTAATATAAACTTCACGATCTAATACAGTGCTTTCTGATGGGAAAGGAACTACAAAATTTAAAGCGTTATCGGTGGCACTGATAGCAGGCATTCTTACATTAGTAACGTTTTGACCACCACGAAAAACCCCATAATTTAAGGAATCGGTAGTCATAAGGCGATCATCTAAAATACTTACTTTTTTAAAGTCGTTTGACATATTATATATAATATCTATATATAATATTTCTTAACTAAATAATTTTTATCTTTTATAATACCTGTATTACATTAATCTATTAGCCATTTTACTAACTGCTTCTTTTGCTACTTCTACTGCTTTAGCAGGTAAAGATCTTGCATTTCTTAACATATCACATACCTTCATAGGTAATGCACGACCTGAATCCATTGATCCACTACCAACTATACGTTTTACATCGTGACTACTTAATGCTTCTGTTTGACTGGCATCTAATACATCTTGTTTAGTTAAAATACCAGTGTATGTAGATGTTTGACCACGATCAGTTACCATGATACCTGAATTACATACAACTAATACAATTTCAAGGGTATTAGCGGGGATAGCGTCACCTGTTTGATTTGCTACAGTTAATTGAAATTGTAACTGGAAGTTGCCAAGACTTCCAGGGGCATAAAAGTCTTCAGTAAGTTGGATGACATCCGCAAAGTCTAACATTAAATATGAACCTACAGTGGATTTTAATTCAGTATAATTACCTGCACTACTAGCAGGATTTTGAAATGATCCATATGCATATGCTTGACCACAGAATTCTTGAAATGATTGATTACTACCAGCCTTTACACTGTATGTATACAAGTCTTGTAAAGTTGCTGATGATAATAGACCAGCATTATTATTCCAGTTTACACTAATGTTTTGAATTACAGGTGACCAATCGGTATCTGTAGGTCTTTGTGTTGTTTGTTTTTTACGTAAGAAAATGCAAATCTTATCAGGAACTTGTGTAAGATTATAAGTATTAGAAGTAATTTGACCAGTTCCATAATTGGCTGATAATACGGCATTAGAAGCATTAGAAAAATATCTGTCATATGTCATTAATGGTATTACGTTTCGTGCAGGTAATAAATCAGATGGATGGGGTGTTAAATACTTAAAGATTAATTGGGAATTAGTGACAGAAACAATTTGACTATTTGACACTGTTAATTGTCCAAGAACACCTAGACGGTCAGAAAGTCTGAAACATCTATTGGGGTCAGTTAAATTATATTGTAATTGCACTGTTTGAAGACCGTATATTCCTTGGGTATTTGAAGATGGGTTAGACCATAAGAAAGGTTGGCATAATACGGGTTCAATAGTAGTAAATTGTAATTGATACCAGTTAGAACGAATAGATGGTCCGACGCCATCACCAACTAAAGGAAATGATGGTGTATTTGGAAGTAAAGTTTGATCTACGGCTACCCAAGGACCAGATGGTAAATTAGATGTAGAATAAAATAATGTTACAGGTAAATCTGCACCAGTATTAGGTGCAGAAGCATTAGCACCAGGACCAGAAAATGAACCATTAGGAATAATATCACTATCTACACCACCTGTATCAAATCCACCATTTACAGAACCAGGATTTGCAGGAAGTGCTATATCACGGGCAGTTCCATTGGGTTGCATATATGAAAAAGAACCCATTACACCAGAAAGCCCCATATCATCACTATTAAAATAAAATTTATCAGGTAAGGTAGGGCATGATGACATAGACTTCTGTAATTCACGTGAATCATTAGAACGGGTTAAAAAGGGTAATACATCCTTAATATTAATAGAAGTTACGTTATTATTTAGTGTAGTTTGAACGGTAGATGCAAGTTGATGGAAAGGGAAGGCAGACAATGCAATGTTACTACCATAAGATAATGCAGGTAATTGGACATTTACAGCACTAGTTACTTGAAATTGAATCAACACAGTAGACTTAATAAAGACCCTTCTATCAACAATAGTTTGTTCAGATGGAATTTGCACGTTAAAATTTACAGAACTTGTGGATTGTGCTATAGCGGATGCTACTTGTGATACAATAGATTGCCCACCTTTTTTTACTGCATATGCTAATTGATCGGTAACCATTAGTCTAGAATCCTTGATCAAAATTTTCTTAAAGTCAGTTGACATATTATATATAATATCTATATATAATATTTCTTAACTAAATAATTTTAATTAACTGGTTTAGTATATTCAGGTAAATAGATTAAGTTGAAGATCTTCTTTCTAAATAATATCTTTATTGAACTGAAACATCCTGGTTCTAATAGGAAAGGATGAAGAACACCATATTGATCTTTCCAAAATACGCTAATTTCAATACTGTTAATAGGTGTATTAGACATTAAATCAGTCAAACGATATTCACCACCAGGACTATAAGAAACTGATGGTTTAATTTCATCACCAGTTACTAAAGGCACTTCTAAATCGGTAATAACTGGACTAAAATTATTATTTTGAACATCTGTATCCAGTGACGTGTTACTGTTACGAACCCCAGGTAATCCAACTAATTCATTATTTATAGGCATTAATGCCGTGGTAAAAATTAATTGTTTTACACAAGACCATAAAGGGGCAGGTGAATATGGTGATCTAACAACTTCAAATGATGCAGTTGCTGTTGCGGGGGGATAAAAGTTACCTAAATATGGTATAGAACTAGCGGGTAATATTTCTAATTGATCTAATCCAATTTGATTGGTTTCTTCTAAATAATGGGGTAATCCACCTACCACAGGTGTTGTTTGTGCATTCATTGGTGGTCTATTAGATATCATATACCAACCATTTCGTGTTATTGGTGACGTTAATGAAGCAGATGCTGTTGGTGTGATATTTGGTAGATTACGTAATGAATCAATATATTTATATCTAAATGCACTGAATAAGGTATGCATAGGGGCGTTAAATGCCATAACCCACTTATTTGATGATGCAACAGGGTTACTATTCCATAGATGTGCACCAGTTCCAGCACCTGTTTTTACACCTACAGCCGAATAGGTATTTTCAGTAGTAAGACATGGGAAATAAATGCAGAATTTATTTCCTGCTTCCATACCAAACACTGGGCAATGATGAACACCACCTAGTATAGATGCATTATTAATATAAAATAGTTGAAGTGATTGATTTATCATATCAATAAAATTCTGATATTCATATACAAAATAATAAGGGTTACTTACTGCATTTATATCTAATTGTGAAGGTGGTAATACGGTTGGATTAAATGAATTATTATATCTTATAGGTATTAAATATGGTCCAGCCGTAGAATTTTGTTGATATATTGCTATATAATAAATTAATTGATTAGGGTCTTGTGTAGGATTTAAGGTTATATCAGTTTCAACTTCTGGCATAAATACAGGTAATGATGGTGTATCTATATGGAATCTTTGAATACTTAAAAAATATTCAGATGGATTCGCTAATATGGTGCTTGTTCTTGTTTCTGAAAATCTTACAGGAACAGAACTTGATGTTCCCAAATTATCATTGTTATACAGTGTTAAATTGTAATAAATATGATTGGGATCTGTATTGTAATTTGTTTTACCAGACATACTTTGACTTGACATTCTAATATATATAATATATATATTTTAATTATCTAAATTATATTATAATAATATGCCTTACAAAATAAAGGAAGTCAAAAATCAAAAATATAAAGTATGTAAAGTAGATGATCCATCTGAATGTTTCAGTAAGAAAGGTTTACCGAAAAAAACTGCAAAAAAGCAAAAAATCGCCATTGAAATCAGTGAACGACGTAAACGTGGTGGTGGTGTTGATTATGATGAATTATATGATGATTATTTATATGAATTAGGAAATGTAAATGGACATGTAGGACAAATACCTGAATTAGGTCTTAATGAATTTGTAGAAAAATATAAAAAATATAGCGGTATGGGTGTAAATAAAGATATTATTATTCAGTCTATTATTGAAGATCAAGAAAAAGAAATGAAAGAAGAAAAAGCAGAACATGAAGAAGTATATTATGGAAAAAAATCAGAATCAAAATCAAAATTAGAAATACCTGATTATGTCAAAAAATTAGCAGAAAAATATGAAAAAGAAAAAACAGGTAAGAAATTATCATATGATGAATTTACTAATTTATATGTGTCTATTAGTAATTATGCTAATGAAATTGATGAAGATACTATTTATAAAAATATTATGAATAGAAAAATTGGTGATACTAAAGATTTTTATGATATATTTTTAAAATTTATGATGAAATTTACACCTGAAGGTAAACAACAAGGTGTTGAAATTTTATATGAAAAAGCAATTCATAATGGTCCTACGTCAAATATCAATAATTTAAACATATGGGATTCTGATGAAGGTGGTAAGATTAATTACAATGATTTAGTGGAACTATACGAATATTTGAAAGAAAAAATTAAAGAAGGTAATGATCCTAAAAATTTATTAGGTGTTTATGTAAAAACTGATGTAAATCAAATCGACGATGACAAATTAAGACAACATACTATAACATTGACAGCAGTAGTCCGTTATATACCACAACCTTTAATAAATAGTAAATGGTGTTATGATGCAACATCAAAAGAAACAATGGGTTTTAATCATTTTCAGAATTCTGATACATTTGCTGTAGTTATAGGTAACCAATATGGTAAAATTTTTTTCTATGCAGGTGCTGACATTGATCCACGTAGTCATTATTTATATATTGCTACATTATGTGGTAGTCCTGCATATCCTATATTTAAAGCATTTAGAAAATTATATGATGATGGATCTAAATCAGATACTTGGGGACATGATGATGATTATAAATATTTAACTTTGGGATCACTATCATATTACAATACAGTTCAATTTTATTTAAAACAGGGAATGTTAACAAGAATGAAAGATTTACATGAAAGTTATAGAATATTTAATATTTATATTGAAAATTATAAGGAAAATGGTGTAAAAATAGGTAAGTATGAATATGCTAAAAAATTTATCAGTCAATTTGATAAAGAATATCCAACTGGTAATGAATATTTAAATGAATTGTTTCGTATATGTCATGCAGGTGGTGATAAATATTTATTTCCTGAAATATCTTTGGTAGATCCTGATAATAAAAATAATAAGATTGGTCAAAATGCAAAAATAAAAAGACCTGATGGTGGTGAATACAGTAGTGTTAATTTAGTTTTATTATTTCGTGATAAATTACAAAAGATATTAAAAGAAGAAGCACCATCTGGTTCTGGTATGAAAGGAACAAAGTTTTATGAAGAATTACGTAGATATGGTATAAATCCTGAAGACTATCTTAAACAAATGAAAATTTGGGCTAAAAAATCTGGTTATGATGAAAAACAGTTATCATTAAATAACAATGATAAACATAAATTAAGAATTATGACAGAAAATGGAACAAAGAATTTCGGTAGGGTAGGATATAAAGACTATTATATCTATCGTCATTTAGAAAAGAAAAAAGAAGTTCCTAAAGGAACTGCTAACAAAATGCGTAATCGTTTCAGAAGAAGTCATGAAGCGATCAGCAATAAAAGAAAATTGGGTAGAAATACCCCAAATGAATTAAGTTTGAAGATTTTATGGCATGAAAGTAGTGATGATATAAAGAAATAATTTCTGGGTATATAAGAAAATTGATTTAAAGAATTTCTTCTTGAATTTGAAAAAGTAGATTTTACGCTTTTTGTCAAAATACTTAATAGTATTTCCCGAAAAAGCGTAAAATCAACTATTCCATTTTTTATAATTAAATAATATAATTTAATTATATAAGATATATATGGATATTTTCGCCGAAAAAAATTTACCTGATGCTGATTTATACCCTTTTTTTAAAGATACTATGTTTAATGGTATCAAACATCATGTTATTGGAAGTTATTCCATGCAATCACAACGTAATGCAGGTGATATAGATGTTGATGATATTATTACTGGTAGACTTGATAGGGATTTTATTGAAAAAGAAATCAAAAATATTCTGACCAAAATTGATGATAATCCTAATATGTATTTTATTGAATTAAAAATACAATATAAAGGAAAAGATAGAACCACATACAATACAGGAAAAAAGATAAAATTTACAGCCTTTGAAGTTGATGATGTAAAAATACCAGAAAAAAACTTCGCTGATATTGATTACATAAAAATAGATACAGTTATATTTTTAGTTGATTCTTTCAAAGATTTTTCTATTATTTATAGATTTGATCCTAATATACGTGATATTGTTGCACAAATTACTTTTACAATGAAACAAGAACTTAAAGAAAAAAAATATTATAAAGTGGTCAAAAGAATGTTTAGTATCGCTAAAGTAACAGATGATAAACCACGTGGATTATTAATTTCTAAATTTTTAAATAACTATACAGGTGCAGAATATAAATTATTAAAAAATCTAGAACAAATCAAAACCCTATTAGAAAACTACGATGACCCATTAATTAGAAAACGTATCAGGGTAAATTTAATTAATAATGGTGTTATACCTAAAATCAGTGTGGTTGATAAATTAATTCCTGAATTACAGGAAAAAGTGAACAGGGAAGCCAAAATTTTCCTAAATAATGTATTATTAAAAAAGAATTTATAAAAAATATTATCTATAGTATATAATGTCATTTAATTTAAAAAAAGAAGGTAGACCATTTGCCAAAATTGATAGCGGTAAAGATAAAGATAAAATAGTCAGTATAGATGATAGTGATTTAACATCAGGTGAAAATCAAATCACACTTAAAGAAGGTAAATTTGAACAAATACCAAATACCACACAAGAACGTGATATACTTTACGTAACAGGTCCAAGTGGTAGCGGTAAGTCATATTATGTAAGTAGATATATTAGAAATTATAAAAAAATACATAAAGATCACCCAGTTTACATTTTTAGTCCTGTTGGTGAAGATAAGAAACTTGATGATCTAAAAGTAAAAAGGGTAAAAATTGATGATAGTCTTATTAGCGATCCTATTTTACCATCAGATCTTAAAAATAGTCTTGTAATTTTTGATGATATTGACTGCATAACACAAAAAGGATTACGTGAAGCACTATATGGTTTATTAAATCAAATTTTAGAAGTAGGTAGACATACCCACACAAGTTGTGCAATAACAAACCACTTACCAACAAATGGTAAGGAAACAAGAAGAATGTTAAATGAATGCCACAGTATTACGTATTTTCCTGCTTCAGGATCTAAAAGACAATTAAACAACTTATTAGAAGGTTATATAGGGATGGATACCAAAGATATTAAGAAAGCCAAAAATCTTGGTAGTAGATGGGTGACAGTATTTAAAAACTATCCACAATTTATAATGACTGAAAAGAAAATTTACTTATTAAATAATGATGATTAGAAATGTCATCATGACTTATTAATAAAAAACAGGGTGGTAGGAAACGCTATAAAATTGGAAAGTTGATTTTACGCTTTTTCGGGAAATACTATTAAGTATTTTGACAAAAAGCGTAAAATCAACTATCAAGAAACAATTCTTTATACAAAATCAGACATTTAAGCGTCATAAGTAATCCTATTAAGTCTTGGTGGTGATGGTAAGTTTACATTTTCAGGTTTAGTGGGAATCTTAATTTTTAAATCATCTGTTTTACTTTCAGGTGGTGTCGTGCTTTCTACATCTATTGAAGCGACAATATCCTTACCACAACAATGCGATCTTAACCTTTTATGGTTAAAAAATGCTAAAATAGTCCCACCCACTGACATCACAATACCTACAATGCCTAAAATACTTCCTTGATCCATTTATATAATATACTATTATAATATAAATGTTTTAATCATATTTATATAATAAAATAAAAATATTTAGATTATATATATAAATGGATGATTTTAAATCTAATTTAATCAACAAACTTAAAGAAAAAGGTTTATCTGACAGTAGTATAAAACTATATATTAGAAACTTAGAAAAGTTAAATGGTGGTGATTTAAAAAATTTTAAATTTTTAAATAAACCTGAATCAATACAAGAAGTATTAAAATCTTATAAAGATAATACTAAAAGAAGTATTCTTATTTCTATAGTATCCGTTTTAGGATGTTGCCCAGAAGACAAAAAAATTTCAAAGTTAAGGAAGTCATATTATGATTTAATGTTACAAAAAAATAATGAAATAAAAGAAAAAACTACTGATGAACCTACAGATGAACAAAAAGCAAATTGGATATCATGGGAAGACGTTAAGAAAAGATTTCAAGAATTAGAACATTCAGTTCAAGAATTTCAAGATTTAAAAACATTAAATGAAAAACAATGGGACAGTTTACTTTATTATATGATATTGGCATTATATGTTCATAATCAACCTAGACGTAACAAAGATTATCAATTAATGAACATAATATATAAATATGCTGATAAATTACAAATCCCTAATGATATAAATTACTTATCATACAGTGATGATGAATTTATTTTTAATGTATATAAAACATCCAAAAAATATGGACAACAAAAAGAAAAGATTAATGAAGTTTTAAAAAAGTGCATTGATTTATATATTAAATTCCATCCTAAAATAAAAGGTAAGGTTAAAAAATTAACTAATACACAATTTTTAGTCACTTATGATGGTAATCCTTTAACCCAAAATAATAGTATGACCAAAATCTTTAATAAAATATTTGGTAAAAAGATTTCTAGTTCAGCATTACGTCATATCTTTTTAAGTGATAAATATGGTGATATAGTAAAAGAAATGAAAAACGACGCTGATGCGATGGGACATAGTTCCGCCCAACAAAAAGAATATATCAAGAATATAGTTTAAAAAATTTATATTATATATAATTATTATATAATATGGATGTTGAAAAACAAAATCAAAAAAGCAGTGAAGAATTATTTAAGAAAAATACAGGGATGTCATTACAATCAGCATTAAAAAAATATGGAAAAAAACACGATGAATCATTTGATGATTTTGATAAAGCGTTTGGTAGTGGATCAAAGACAAGAAAAAAAGGACGTGGTCCAATGCCACCAGAATCCGATCTTAATAAAATGGAATATGGTTCATATAAAGAAAATTTAGAAATTCCAGGTTATGAAGTCTTGGCTAAATCCCCGACCATAGTATTTTATAAAAGAATTGCTGATAATACTGTAATCATTGCAGTTCGTGGTAGTGCTGATAGTAGGGATTGGTTAGGAACTAATACATTACTACCATTTAATGCATTAACATGGTCGGCAAGATATAAAGAAGATAAGAAATTTGTTGCTGATAATCTTCCTAAATATTCACAAGGAAATGACGTGTATGTGGTTGGTCATTCACTTGGTGGTGCTATCGCAGACCAATTACAAAAAGATTTCCCCATCATTAAAGGTGGATTAAGTTTTAATCCAGCATATCAACCTTTAGATTTTCTAAAAAAATCTAAAGTAGAACGTAAATATAATAGTCGTGACCCTTTAGGATTATTAGGACGATTTTTACCTGGTGCAAAAGTAGAAAATAATGAAGGTTTTTTACAAAGTTTATTACCTACTACCTTATTAGGTCGTAAAGATGCCCATATGTTAACTGCTTTTGAAAGTGGTAAGGATAATAAGAAAGATCAAGGTCAATTAAAAAAGACGGCTAAAACATCATTTAACCCATTGGGATGGTTAAGTAGAAAAAAAACAGTATATGAAGGTGGTGGTGATTCTAAATTAAAATTATTACGTGCCACCACTAAATCTGATAAAGACAAATATATGAAAGAAGTATTATTTAAACAAAAAATAAAAGATTATGAAGAAATTTTTGATATAAAATTTAAACCAAGTGAAATTAAAATTTTATCTGATGCAATCAAGGAAGCAAAAAAATATATTGATGAATATATCATTGAAGATAGTAAAGGTAATGAAATGGATTATGATGCATTAGAAAAAACTATAATAATGGATTTTATTAATAGGGTTAAATATTGGGAACTATACAATCCATTAGAAGAAAAAAAGGAAAAATTACAAAAAGAATATGATAGTGAATGGTCTAAAGGAATGAATGACCGTGATATACCTAAATTAAATGATTTACACCGACAAATACGTGATTTAGAAAAACTTATTGCAAAATACCATAATAGAAAGGATTGGTTACAAAAAGAAGAATTAATTGATAAAAAATATCCTGTTAAATATGAAGGATGGTCATTACCATATGATATATTTAAACTTTTAAAAGATTCATCATTACAAATCAGTGATTATTATAATTATTCAAATAGACCAAAAAGACCTGTTGGAACTGGTAAAAAAGTTTGTATGGATAAAAAAGTTTATGTTAAAGAACATAAAAAATTAATTAAAATATTAGAAAAAGCAGGTGAAGAAGGTAAGGCACAAAAGAAAGAATTAAAAGATGAATTAAAAGGTGGTTGGATACAAAAAAATGATAATATATTAACCGATATGTCCAATGAAGATATAGAACAGATTGCAGATGATGATTATGAATATCAATATATGATAAAAAGACGTAATAAATTAAGACGTCTTATAGATCCAGATGTAGATTCAGATATAAAAGATAAAGGTATTCATTTTGGTGGTATTGATACCAATGGGTATGAATTACATGCTGTAATAGTTAAAAAGAAAGGATATAATAAAAAGGATGCAGAAAAGGAAGCACTTAAAATCACCCATAAAAAGACCATCTTTTCCCGTGATACACAATTAACTTATAGATTTAGAAACATACCGAAAACCAAATTTGAACCCAAATCATTTAGAACAAAAATAATAAATCCAAATATATCATTAGTATTTGGTAAATTAAAATAATATATATATATTAAAATAAATATATTTAATATATATATAATATGTCCAAGAAATCAAATTCAGCACTAGAAAAATACAACAAAGAAACACCTGAATCAGTAACCAGAAAAGCATATAAACAAATGGTTGATGATGAATTCAATGATGCAAGAAAACAAGTAATTAGAAGACAATTTGACCAAGTTGGTCTATATAATGAAATATTTGATAAAAATAGAATTAGTATGGGTAATACATTAGTTGAATTTGAACTTAATGAAGTTTTTAATAATTTTTTACAATCAATTAAAGATGCAACTAAAAAATTAACAGAAAAAAAAGAATCACCTTTTGATGGTATTATTTCAGCGTATTCTATTTTAGTAGGTAAATTAGCATCTAATGTAAGATCTGAATTTACTAGATCTATTGACGTTAAAGCATGGACTGATGCATTAAGAAATACCGCACCTGAATTACAAAATTTATTATATTTATCAATGCAACCACGTGATAAAGTTAAAAAAATATTAGATCTTGTAGAAGCAAAAGCAGAAGGTGCAAGTGAAAAAATAGGTAAAGGCCGTGCACATGGTCGTGCACGTGGTGGTGTAAAACCCACAACAGATCCTGAAATTAATTTTCCACCTATTGACCGAAAAGAAGGACCACCATTATCTGTAAAAGATACAACTTTAGACGATTTAGTTGATCGTGCATTTGGACCAAATAATTCAGCCCAATCAGGTGCTGTAAGTGCATCTGAAATATATCCTACTGTAAAAGATTTAGTGAATCTTTATTTATTAATTGAAAAAATTTCTGTTGGATTTATTCAAGGTGGATTTCAAGGATATGATACTTTATCACCTGAAGAAAAGAAAAAATATGAACAGAAAATTATGCAATTTTATGGATCATCTGGATTTTACAAGGATGTGGCCCAGACATTAGCATTTTCACGTGCTGATTTAGCCCGTATACGTGCAACCCAACCAGGTGCCATACGTAATCGTGCTGAATATGATTATGCAATAGCAAATCTAGAAGCATTGAAAAAAGAAGCATTAGAAGAAACACAACAAAGAAATTATAAAGAACTAGGTTCATATAGACCTAATGAACCGCAAGAACTAGCAAAAATTGCTAAATACTATGATGATGCAATTGAACAAGTTAAAAGTAATTGGGTTTCTAGATTACCTGTTATGGATAACGTCGATGCAAATTTACCACAAGTTGAACAAAATATAAATGTTTTACGTAGACGTGGTAGACCATCTAAAAGCGAACCAGAACAACAAACATCAGCGGAAATTTCTGATGCTGATAAAATAAGATATTTCGGTCAATGGTTTTCTACCTTAACACAAGCACAAAAAGAAGCGTTACCAGTTTTTGATGATGTTGATCATGCTTATAGGGTCGCATTAGAAAATCGTGCATTTGAAGGTTTTGGTAATAAACGTGGTAAAGGAAAAACATCTTTATCAGCATCCGATTTATATTGGATTATGAAAGCATTAGGTGGTGGTAAAGCACACGGTAAAGCACACGGTGGACAAGCAGGATTTAGTATGGATAAAACACGTGAAATAGTAGATCAATGGCCTAATTTCCCTTATTATGTTCCACCTTCATCTAAAACTGGTCCTATGTTAACAAATCCTAGAAGTCGTGTGCATATTCCTACTGAAGGTAATGGTAAACCTAAACGTGGTAGACCTGCAAAGGGTGGTATACTTCCTGTTGTAGCATTAGTTGGTAAACAAATAGTAAAACACGTAGTAAAGGACCAAATTAAAAAAGGAATAAAAGGGGCAATTCAAGGAAAACCTGGAAATCCTAATACAATGCCACCACCAACATCATCACCACAAGCAAATGCACACTATTGTTCTACTAGACGTAGACAAGGCATCAAAGATCCTGCATGTGGTGGCATACTTCCTGTTGTAGCATTAGTTGGTAAACAAATTGCTAAACATGCATTAAAAGAAGGTGTTAAACATGGTGTTAAATCATTATCTGAAGGTAAATTATCACACAATACCGATACAATGGGACTTTTAAATGAAGATCAAAAACAATCACCAGAAGCGGATGCATTTTACTGTAGAACACGGGCCAGACAAGGTATCAAAGATCCTAGATGCGGTGGTGCTAAGAAAAAAGCCAAAAAACGTGGTAAACCATCATATGACGTAATTTAAGTTATTAATTAAAATAAATTTTTAATTAATAATTATATGCCATTAATGTCAGTATTAAAAATGCGATTCCCATCAGTATTTGGACGACCTTTGCAACATTTTACACTAGAAAAGGTGCAAGAAATAAAAGAAGTGTTAGAAAATCCACCATTTCATATTGATAAAAAAAATAAAACTTTAACTGTGACTTTTGATGTAAGTCAAGATATAGATCATGATCAATGGATACTTGATTATCATTTAAAAATTAAAACTTTAGAACAAGAATTATTTGAAATAAAAAATCTAAAATAATTATTCAATTTCAGGAATGACTTTAGATACAATATCATCATAACTACATTTACATTTTTTCATTTGACTTTTAATATATTTATGATACTTTAAAAGTCCTTTATCTATATTCATCAATCTAAATACAACGTGTCTACCACATGTAGCAATTTGATTACCACTTGCTTGATATGGTTCAGTATTATATATTACTTTTAATTTAGTCTTATTGAATAATCTTGATAAGTATTTACCATTTATACCTAATTCATGACGTTTTTCTTCAGAAGTCCATGCTAAATCTTTATCAGGGTAGTTACCATAGGAATCAAACCATTCTACAATATTTTTTTGACGTAAGCAACAACACCAATGACCAGTATTAGGACTATCTTGAATTAATAAAACAAATGATGTCTTATCACGTGGTAACAATTCTTCAATAGAATTGTAACGTGGTAATTGATTATACATGATGATATCTGTATTAGGTAAATATTGTTTTATAAGTGCATCAGATATAGGGCTTGCTTGTATTTCCTTAATATGTTTATTCATTATATATTAAGTGATAATAAAAAATTATATATTATTTCTAATTTATCTTCATCAACTGCATTTAAATTAATAAAAACACCATTGTTATTCCTAGTAAAAGGAATTTTTTGTTCTAAAATAATCTTATATATCTTAATTAAGGTTTTTTTGTCCTTAATATCATCTATTATTCTAACCAAATATTTTTTTTTCCACAAATCGAATCCCATATATTAATAATATAAAATAAATATCATTAAAAATATGTAAAATCTACATTAGAAATTTCACGTTCATCTTCTTTAATCATTATTATTCTGTATCTATTTTTGGCCATACCATCTTCCATCTGAATAAAAGTTTGTAAAGAATCATTAATTGTTTTGTATTGGTATGTAAGTGCTTTTATCATGGCCAAATATCGACGATTTTCTTCTATGGATTCACCATATAAAAGTTTCTTATTATAGTCTTCAATGTATACCATAATGTCTTGTTTTACTAAATCTATAATAACTTTTGTCGCAGTTCTATTACTAGGATATAAACCAACTATACTATCAGTATAGGTATCAGTTACTAGGAATTTATATTGATATTGTTTTACAGGGATTTTAGGTGTATCAGGTTTTAATTGGTGTTCAGGTGGTGATGGGGGTAATGCAGGTATTTCTTTAACTGTGTTTTGGTTTTCATCAAAAGTCACTTGTCTTTCTAATTTAGATTC